GTTGAGGCAGACAAAGAGCGCGTCGAGCAGCGCGGCGATGCCGTCGATCTTGTCGCTCGACTTGTTCTTCGCGGGCTTGATGCCTCCGGCCGGGTCGGTCGTGATGGCGACGTTCTCGGCCATCCACCGCGCGACAGGCTGGCCGGCGTGATCGAGCAGCCCGGCATAGACGAGGCGCTCGAAGGTCTTGGACGGCTCCGACAGCGACGCATAGCCCTGACCTACCTTCACGATGCGCTCGGCCGGGAAGCCGAGGTCGGACAGGCGCGTGGTGAAGAACGAGGAATTCCACCGGTCGATGCCGAGCCAATGGACGTCGAAGCGGTCGGCATCCTTCAGCAGCCGGTCGATGACGAACTCGTAGTCCGTCGTGTTGCCGGGGGTCGCCTCCATCGCGCCCTGTTGCACCCACAGGTCATAGGGGACGCGGTCGATGCGCACGCGATCGACGAGCGTGTCCTCCGGCACGAAGAAGCGCCACACGACATCGAAGGTCCCGCCAGGCACGGCGGGCTCGAACGCGTAGGCGATCGCGGTAATGTCGCGCGTCGACGACAGGTCCACGCCTGCAAAACACGTCCGCCCGACGAGTTTGCTTTCGTCGCGCCAGTCACGGCCGGCGCACTTGTCCCACATCTCCAACGGTATCCAGCGCGTGACCTGATTGGTCCACTGGTTGAGGTGGTAGCGGCGGAAATCGTTCTCCAGGCGGGGATTGTTGCGGGCGTTGCGGCATTCGGCGCGCAGGTAGTCGATCGAGACCGACACGCCGAGGTTGGGATTGGCCTTCGCCCAGGTCTTTTCGTCGGTCCAGTCGTCGCCGGCCTCGGCCGCGTAGATCACGACGAGGGTTTCGGGATCGTCGACCGTGCCGTCGACGATTTTCAGCGCATCCTCCCACACCTCCCACCCGAAGCTCTTCCCGCGCACGCCGGCCGTGGAGATCAGGATCTCGATCGGCTGTTCGCGCGCGGCTTCGGACTGGTGGACGACGGTGTAGAGGCGCCCGTCCGGCCATTCGTGCAGCTCGTCGGCCACCAGGCCCGAGGCGTTGAGGCCGTGCTTGCCCTCGGCGTTGCCGGTGAGTGGCTTGAACACGCCCTGCAGCTCCTGGCAGAAGATCGATTTCTTGAACGTGGTGAGGTGCTGGCGCAGCTCGGGCGACATACCGACCATGGAGGCCGCCTTGTCGACGACGATGCGCGCCTGGTCCTCGTCCTTGGCGAGCGCATAGACCTCGCCGCCGAAGGTGCCGTCGCCCATGAGCATCAGTAGGCCGAGGCCGGCCGCCAGCTCGGTCTTTCCGTTCTTACGCGGCAGGAAGATGATGACGCGGCGGTAGCGGCGGGTTCCGTTAGCGCGTTTCCAGCCGAACAGCGGGCGGATGATGCCGTCAGCCTCCCACGGCTCCAGGTGGAACGGCTTTCCGGCCCACCGATCCTTCGTAAACCGGAGATAGCGGGGAAAGAACGCGACCGCGCTGTCGGCGGCGGCGCGGTCGTACCAATAGGCGGCCGGGGCCGTTGCGGCAGCCGGCGCGCTCACGGCCTGGACGTCGTCGAGGGCGTCGAGCATCAGTGCGTGACAGGCCGTTGCAGGGCGCCGACTGGCGAGGACGACGGCGCGCCGGCGCCGGCATTTACCGACGGTTCGGCCGACGGCTTGCCGCCGCCGAACAGATCGCCGATGGCACCGGGATGGGCGGCCTGCTGCGCCACCAGGCGATAGCGCGCGATCGGCGAGCCGCCGAAGCGGTCCTCGAGATCGATCATCTGGCGATGCATGTCGCCGAGGACCTGCACGGCCGGATGACGACGGGGCATCGAATGCTCGCTGTTGGTCATCGGCACCATGATGGTGAGGCCTTCCTTGTCGAGCGTCCTCGCCGCCCTGATCCAGTTGGCGAGGCAGGTGCAGTAACGGCCGATCACGTCGGCATCGCCGGGCGACATGAGGTTGAGGCGCAGCAGCTCGGGCACGATGCGGCGCCAGATCGGCTGCGCCGACCGGACGAGCCACGACGGCGCGGCGAGTTTGCTCGGGCGCGCGCTCGCGGCCGGCGCTTTCGCAGGCGTGGCGCGCTTTCCGGCACCCGTCAGTCGCTTTTCCGTCGGGGATTTCGGTGTGCGGCCCATTACGTCCTAAAAAAAAATGTTTCCGAGAATTTCGCGGATTTTTTTGTGGGTTTTGGGGACCGGTCCCTATGAGGGAGGCCGCCAACTTTTGACCCACCCCCCATCGTTTGGCCGGCTGGTCGCGTGGTCACCGTCCGCGCGCCGCCACTTCCTCACGCTGTTTCGCGCTGTTGTGGCAAGTCTCGCAAAGTGACTGAAACGGGCCGGAGAAGAACAGGACCTCGTCGCCGCGATGCGGATGGACGTGGTCACACACCGTTGCCGCCGTTATTCGGTCCTGTTCCATACATTTGCGACAAAGCGGCTCGTTATTCAGTTGAGACGCCCTGATCTCCGACCATCGTGCGGTCTTGTACAACGCGCGCCACGCGACCCTGCGTCGACGCGCGTCGTAATCCCGCTGCGCTGCGCCCGAAGATCCACGCGGACGCAGCGTCTTGGGCGCGTACGGCATCAGCCGGCGGTGACGGTGCCCGTTGCCAGCGCACCGACAGGATCGGGTGTCTCGGCGGCATGCTCACCGGCGGCTTCGGTAAGCGCCGCGCCCTCGATCGCACCGGCCACCGCCTGTCCCTGCGACAGGATCGTCTTCACACCATCGTGCGCGCCGCGGAACATCGTCAGCGCATCCTGCACATCGGTTACGATCTCGCCGATGACGCCCTTGCCGGATTCGACCGTTGCGACAAAGCCCTGCGCTTCGGTCTTCAGCTCGCCAGCCAATTTCTTGATTTCATCGAACATGCAATCGATCTCCAGGTGATGGGACCGCATCGCGATCAGCGTCAGTTCGGCGTGTCGCCGTTCGTTGGCCAGTCGCGCAAGAGTAACGAGTGCGATCATCTGACCAGATGGCAGAAACGAAAAAGGCCCGACTGCTCGCGCATCGGACCTTGTTTCATAGATCACCATATCGGCTAACGCTTGCTTCGCGTTACCTGGGGCGGCCCAACGTCGTATCGACACTGTACAACCGCTCGTCCTGCATCGCTTGTAGTCAGATCAGTTCGAGCGCGTCAAGCCCCATTGTCACCGGCACCGACTTGCCCAGCAGCGCGAACAGCACCCTGATACGGTCCTCGGCCGCCGCTTCGACGATCTTTCCACAGAAAGATGCGAACGCGCCATCGAGTGCTTTCACCTCAGCGCCAGGCACGAAACCCATCTCGGCGAGCGTCGCGAATCGTCGATTGAACGCGCCCGTGATCTCGCCGAACTGGATCATGCTGACGTCGGACGATCGCATGCGCGCCGGCGTTCCGGCACATCCGACGACGCTATGCACGCCCCAGGCACTCGATACGGCCTGCCAATTCACGTCGCCATCCGTGCCGACGAACACATAGCCCGGAAACAGCCGCCGTGTGACCAGCAACCGTCGTCCGCGCTTGCGAACCTCGTCCGTGTAGTCCGGCACATAGGTTTGCAGTCGCAACCGCTCCAAACTCCGCACCGTGTCGCTTTCACCCTTGGGTCGCGTCGCGACCACGTACCAATAGCAGGCAGCCGGCAAACTCATTCTCGGATCGCTCTTCTCGTCGATCCTCCCGCCGTTTCTTGAGCGCCGATATGTTTCGGCTATCTTGATCGATATCCAACCCTAAAGACCGGTCTTTCAGACCTATCCTCCCATCCTCCCAATTATTCTATTATCCTCCCAACCATAACCTATTGATATTATTATCAATGGGAGGATTTGGGAGGATAGGGAGGATATTTTAGCCCTAGCCTCGCAAGAGCTTTTTCATCGTCGTCTCTTCGTTATGTGGACCTACGAAAAATCCTCCCTATCCTCCCATATCCTCCCATCGCCAGTCTTTTCAGTAACTTACGTGATCGCCCATCCTCCCGATTTTGGGAGGATGGGAGGATGTCATTCGGGTGCCCAATCGGGCACATCCGGTGGAACAGTCTCATCCGCTGCCTGTTCGCGCATCGGCCGGCCGTTCCCGTCGACGAAATCGGCGACATGCGCGATCAGCATCACGTCGAGCCAATATTGCACGCTCGACTTCTTCTCGGCGAGGCCGCGTTCACGCAGCGCGTTGCCCAAGCCCTTGGCGGACCATTCCGCCTCGCCGTTGACCTTCGCCCAGGCGACATAGAGCGCATGCATCTCCGACGCCTGAACGCGCTGGCCGATTTCCGGCCGCGTACAGGCGTCGAGGAAGCGGCCGAGCGGATCGGAATCCGAGCGATACCGGTCCGTCGCCTCGACGACGGCCGCCGGCACGCGCAAGCCGTGATCGAGCCAATCGCACAACCCGTCGAGATAGTGGTTCAGGATGCCCGACGCTTCGGTCGTCTTGAGCGTGTCCGTCAGGTGTGGGTCGCGATCCTCCGGCGGAATGAACACCGACCAGGGCACGAGGATCACCCGTCCCCAGATCCCGTCATCCGTCCCGCTGATCTTCGGCCGATAGTTGCCCTGGATCGTCAACTTGCACTGCGGAAAGAATTCGAAGAACCCGCGATTGAGATGCCGCGCCTTGATCGGATCGCCACCGGTGATCAACTTGACGAAACCTTCGTCCAGCGTCGCGCCTTTCTTGGGCTCGCTGGTCGTCAGGAACCGCACGCCGGGCAGATCGGCGATATCAGGCGTCGCCTGGCCGCCGGCGCGTGCCTTGCCGCTGTCGAGAAACGTCTCGATGCCGATCGAATCGGCATAGTCGCCAGCAATGAACGAGGCGGTATTGATGCACACGCCCTTGCCGTTACGACCCTTGCCGTAGTGAAACGTCATCTTCTGCTCGCCGACGTCGCCGGTCAGCGAAAGGCCGATCCACCGATGCAGGAATTCGCGCATCGCGCCCGCCGGCTGAACGCGGGCGAGAAATGCATCGTATTTCGGGCAGTCCGCTTCGGGATCGAAGGCGACGGGCGAAATCTTGGTGATCAGGTCGGCCGGGTCGTGCGACCGCAAAGTGATGTAGGGCGATCCGTCCGTCGTCTTGCGCACCGCCAGCGTGCCGTTCTGCACGTTGATCAACATCGGGTCGCGATCGAGATCATGCACGCTCACGGCCATCTTGGGGATCGCATGCTTGTCGACGGCCGCCATGTGCGAGGCAGCCTCCGACGCGCGCCCCCAGGCGCGCACCTGGTCGGATCGCCAGATCTCGGGCTTGGTCTTGGTCGCCTCGGCGATCAGGAAATCGGCCGACGTGTTTTGCAGCGCGTCCGCTTCGTCCTGGATGGCGCGCACCGTGTCCTGCACGGCCGCCGTCACGCGCTCTTCGGCGTCTTCGGCCTGCCAATGCTTACCGTCCCAGGCGAGCCAGCCGATGACACGGCAGAACATGAGCTGGCCGCGAAACCGCGCGGCGAAGCGCTCGGCGTTGCCGAGATCGGTGAGCGGGCGCAGGGCGAGCCGCCGATCGAGGTCGCCCGCGTCGTCGCCGGCATCGCCGCCGCCCGACCCGCCTGCGCCGGCATCCTCCCGCGACGCTCCCGTTTGGGAGTATGCATGATCGCGCGATGTCGCTGCCGGCGCGCCGGCCGAAGGCGCAGCCGCGCGCGGAAACGCCAGGATCTCCGCGCCCTCGATCCGCCGCACGATCTCGTCGGGACGCAGGCGATCGGTCACGCCGGCTCACCATCGGCCACGGGCGTCCACGTCTGCGAATTCGCAGGCATGCCGAACAGGCTGTCGCCGGCCTCGACCAGGCGCACGCTCTGCGGTCGCTCGATCAGCCGCCGCATCACCTTGTCGGAGACGGCGGCATACGGTCCCTCGAACCACCATTGGCGCGCGCCGTCGCGCATCTCCATGAGGATGCGGTCGCCGCGCACCAGGCGCGTCTTGGTCATGCCGGCCGAGAGCGGGCGCGCCTTGGTCATCGCCATCCCCGCACCGGATCGAACTTGTCCGCCTCGTCGCCGAAGGCGTCCCATCCCGGCCGCGCCTCGCGGGAGAACACGTCGCAATAGGGCCATGCCGACAGCCGCTCGACGCGCCGGTAGAATTCATCCGGCTTGCGGCTGTTCTCCCGGCGCGGCGCCACGATCACCTCGCGCACGTCGAAGCACAGGCGCGGCGGCCGGCCAAATTTCAGCCACAGCACGTCCTCGGCATTCTTCCGCGTGCCATAGCCCATGGACATCGCGAGATCGGTCTCGTCGACCAGCTCGGGCGCGTCGATCGCGGCGTCGGTCGTCGGATGCGTCTTGATCCAGACGAAGGCGCGGCTCGAATAGCGCGCGCCCCAGGCCGCGCCGATCGCGAGCGCCGCCGGCATCTTCGGCGCCGTGATCCACAAAAACACGTTGCAGCCGTCGGGATGCGCAAGGGCGCCGATCGGCAGCGCGGCGATCTCGGGATCGCGCATCCGCCGGTAGTGCTGGGGCCGACCCTTGGTGCCCATGACGTAGTGCCATGGCGGATCGATCGCCAGCGTCCGATAGTGCAGCGCCGGCAGGCGATCGAACGGCGCGGGCGCGCGATCGACGACGAGATCCCTCACGCCACGGCCTCCGGCTGGCGTACGCGCAGCACGGCGATCCGCGCCAGCGTCGCCCTGTCGCCCTTGCGCCGCGCCTCGTGCTCGGCCGCGCCGTACTTGTCCGTCTCGACCGCGCCGGCCCACACCAGCAGCGCGCGGAATTTCGGGCCGGCATCGTAGTGCGGCCACGACGCCTTCGGGGGCGCCTGGAACCACGCATGCGGCATGCCCACCTTGCCGACGGCCGTGTGCAGCTCGTCGAGGCTGTCGGCCCACACGTGGCAGTAGAGGACGCCGCGATAGCGGACGCGCGCGGGATCGACGTAGACGGTCACGGCGTGCCATCCGGGTTGTCGCAGTCACGCGGCGCGTGCAGGCTCAGCCATTGTCGGGCCTCATCGAAGACGGGGCCGGACAGGTTGCGCGCGCCATGGCGGCCGAACTCGGCTCGGTGGGCGAGCGCGAAATCGGCCCAGTCGATGATCGCCTGAAGGCGCTCGCACGCCTCCCGATGCAGGTCGGGCAGCCT